TTTTCTAACTGTAAATGAACAAGTTGGCCTTCTAGCTCTCCAATCCTTCCAAGACAGTTTTTCAATACTTCGTCTTTATACCAATTCTGTCTCCACAAAGAAGCACATAAATTTGCTGTCTCTTGGTGATCGTCAGAAAGCAAAATAGCCCTCTCTTGTAGTTCGAGTTTTAACTCTTGCTCCATAGAGGGTTGAACTATTAACCAATCAACTAATTTATTTATACTCATGTACCGACCTGAATGGCTTCAAGAAGATAGACAACGAATGAAAGATATGGATCGTTGGTATCTTTTGGACGGAAGACAAAAAAAAACGCATAAATTCCACGGAGTTTATACAGGTTTATTTGCGATCAGTAAAAGACTTGAACTAGAAGACAGAATTGAAAAAGCGTTTCAAGCTAATTTAAAAAAAATCCCGCTATGGGTAAGGCGGGATTAAACATTCCTCTTTTTCTCTAGTAAGCAGATCTAATGCAGATCCAATTTAAAACTAGCTAAGTTTCATCTATTGCGCCAGTTTCTTTGTCTTTCAGGCTCTTGACGGGCTTGCTCTTTTTCTATTGCATTGAGTCGGTGGAATATTTCACGAATATCAGATTGTCTTTTTGATGACCTATTAGCAAGCACCATAAGCAAAGCACTTACCATTGCACCAATTAAAGCAGCATAGATTTCAGGCATTTACATTAGGCCAAGTTCCTTGTTGTATTTTAATCCATGCCTTTTGTGCTTCTACAAGATCAGGTTGTGATATATCTGGATCATTAATGATGCTCCATAATTCAATTCTTTTATTAATAGATTCAACGGTAATTCCATGAGATTTTGCAATAATCTCTTTTTGAGATTGGCTTAAAAATTTCATAAATAGTTTTTTTGCTTATTTAATATTAATCTAAGTATGTTTACTAGTTTTTCTATGGATGCCAAAGAAAAAGTCAAAAACCAAGCCAAGCAAGAAGAAAAAATTGAAAAAGTATTAGATGATGATGACAAGCCTGAGTATCAAGAAAAAATTGTTTTTCTGACCTCAACAATTTTTCAGTCAATTATTGTCACCTGGTGTTTGCTAGTTCTGAGCATGGGATACATCAAGCTTCCAACGAGGATGTTTGGAATGGATATTCCAGACCAGCCAAGAATCGACAGCACTTTTGCGGCAGGTCTTTTAGGAAACATCCTTGCAGGTTGGGGCATCAGTGTAGGAGCTAATGGTGGTAATAAGAAAAAGAAAAAAGAGGGAGAAGCGTCTGGTGCTATACCAACAGGAAACGGTTATCAAACTATTATTGTTAAACAACCTTTGGAACTGATAGCAAAACCTGCTGAAGTCCGTCGAGTTGATCCAATCACAAATCGTCCAATAGGGGATGACGGCAAACTTACATGAAAAAATTACTAATTCTTTTGCTATTAGCTCCATCCTCGGCTTTAGCAGACCTTTCTATTAAACACAGTGCCAGTACAAGCTTGAAGGTGGACGGGGCAGCAGTTCAATCTATCAGGGTTCCATCCACTTATTCGGTATCTGGAAACAATATAAAAGTGACTACAGGCGAACATTTTGGCAAGTTAACAGCAGGGTCTTCTTCAGCAGCAGCAACACTAGATGTTGGTGTCTATGAGATGAACACAAGTGGGTCGAGTTTCACATTTCAAGAAAGCTGGCTCCAGGGTGATGCCATTCCTGCAATTGGCAGTGGTGTAGACGTGTCTGGAGGAATTGTTGCTGACATGCCAGCCTTCGGTAATGTTGTAGTTACATCTGGTGGAGTGGCTTCAACATTGGCCGGGACAGTCCTAAGCTCTGGAATTGCAACAACCGTAGCAGGAGGAGCTGGCACAACTGGGACGGCTCAAATGACTTCAGAAATTACCGTTAATTGATACTTAATGAATAAAATATATAAGTTATTGCTGCTTATATCTTTTACTGGAACTAGCGTTTCTGCTGTTCCCGTAGTCCCTTCATTTTCTACCGGGACTCTAAACAGCAGACAAGAAACTAAAACTGTAGTAGCGGAAACTATAACAAGTGTTGACTTCTCTGGTTCTCAATATGTTGTTTCAGGCCACAATATAGAGCCAGTAAATAGCAATGTTATTTCACCTAAACTAATAAAAAACACTCCTCAAACTGTTGACAACATTAACTTCACATGGACATCAGTAGATGTAACTCCAGCCAACAAACCAGATTGGAAAATAACCAACCCCGGTCAAGCTTTCAGTTTTACCGAAAGCCTACAAAATTCTGGACTCTCAAATATAACAACCATAAACCGAACTACTACTACAGAATCCTTAGTAGAGTCTGTTTCTGTCTTTACTCAATAACATTTAGTCAACCTGTTTTTGCTAACTCAACAACAATAGCATCTCCATCTGCGACCAGTAGCGGGTCAGTGATTAACCAGGGTATTCAGGTTCAAAGTGGTAGTTTTATGTATCAAGAATTAGGTGATGGAATCCGTTGCAGTGGAACGACTCTTACTATTAATCCCTTCATTTCTAAAGTCAATACTTGGAAAGATCCGTTTGAACCAACGTACCTTGAAAATGTATATGACGATAGCACAGATGCAGATGGAAACTTAACTAATCCGGGTGGAGTTTTATATACAAAACCAATCAGAACAGGACAAGCTCGTAATAACTTAAGTTTTAACTATGGCATAACGGCAACCGTGGCAGTTCCACTAGATCGCCGCATGGTCAATAACTGCGTAGCCGCACAAACTAGCAGGGTTAAATATTTAGATCAAGCATACAAAGCTAGAAAATTAGACTACGCTTTAAGCCGTTTAAAAATATGTGCCGAGCAATTAAAACTGGGCGTGACCTATGCAAAATCAAGTGCAAGCTATGTTACTTGTGAGGATGTCCGTTTGGTTTCGCCTCCAAATCAGTTAATAAATCATTCACATAGTATTGAGTCTGGAGCTGCTACTAACGACTCAGGCGTTGATCCCTTCGCCTTTCAAAAAGGCTCTTTGGCTTCTCCTTCTTCCCCCTAAGAGCTAACAACTTTTTAGTTAATTTTTTAGAAAAACTTTTAACCTTTCCTTTGAGCTGACCTTGTACGAATTTTGCTAGGGGCTGCCCAATAACAGTAACTCCGATAACTGAAGTGATAGCTATGGTTGATGTATTTACGAGGGTGCTAGGCGGAGGGGTATATGAATTTATGACATCAAATAAAGCTCTGTCTTGATAAATGGTTTCACATAAATCACCATTTTTTTCATAGCGTAAAACAACTTTAGTTGAGAATTTACCTGTAGCTCCCGGCGGAGGTGAGTCGGGTCTGGGGCAAGGTAAATCAATTTTTTGATCTATTTTTATTCCTGATAGATCAACTTTTGGAAGTTCTAAACCTTTAGCAAGACTTTCTGTTTTTTGAGTTTCTTTTTCTTTTTTAGTTTCTGTTTTTGGTGTTTTTATGTTTGGAGTAGGAGCAACTATTTTTGTTTCTTCTTTTAATGGAGCAACAGTTGAAAGTCCATTCCAATCAACAGCCATGCTTTCAAGTGTCGGTACATTGCCGTCGCAGATTATTAGATTTCCACGTTCATCATTTTGTACAAGATTTTTATTTTTTAACGTCCTAGCTCTTACACAGCCAGGCATTTGAATAACTGGAAAGCCTATGTTGTTAGGTAATACAGGGTTAGGTGTAGCAATTATTGTTGTATCAATTGAAGCGTCTGGTATCTCTCTTATCTTTATTTCTTCTATCTCCATTCAACAATCATTCCATTGCTGGCTTACATCAGATCCTAAATTACCAGCCGTTCTTGTAGCTTCTGAAAAGAAAAGCCCCGCAAAAACTGGGCCAATAATAGGCACATGACTTATAGCTGGAGCCGTAGCAGCTCCAACACCAGCTCCTATAATCTTTCCATTAGCCTTACCAGTCAAACCAAGCTCTAAACACTTTTGCTCTTGTGCTGTTAACCCTTTAGAGCCTTCTTGCACAATTGGCCTATAGGCATAAGCAACTGTTTCTCTGTGAATGTATGAATCAGATTTTTTTACCTTTCCATTAAAAGTTGGTTTCTCTTCTTTAATATCTCTGTACTCAAGCAAAGTTTTCGGAGAATGTTGATTTTGAGCAATAGCCCAAGAATGTCCATCTTTTGTCTTATCTGATCTAATAGAAAAAGATGAAAAATCAGTGCTCGGTAAATTTGCAATATTTGGAATCGAGTCTTTATTAGAAGCAATATTAAGAGCATAAAAATTGCTTCCTACTAAACCCATAGCCATGAAAAGGCTAGTGATTCCATTAAATGACTTGATCATTTTGTAAACGGATTTACACCGCCAGTGGAGGTAGGAACGCTTGGAATTGATGGCATTGCTTCTTTTACAAGAGAAGGTAGTTCTTCTTTAACGCCATCTAAAACAGCATCAAAGATTTTTGATCTAAAAAGAAACGCACTACCTAACCCTGCAACGCCAAGGATAAACGCTGCAAAATTAATCCACGTTATTATTTTCATCATGCAGGGCAAGCCTCCGCTACACCACCATGACTAATGCCAGCTTCACTATCTAAGTCGTTTAATAATTGAATGTTAATTTCAGCTACCCTTGCCGTTAAAGGGTTTACGGCTGCATCGGTTTCTTCCCTGATAGGTTTCACAAATTCTTCTACTCTTGCATTAGCAGCATCTAGTATTTCTTGTTGTTGTCTTACCAAATCTGCTTTTTCCTGCAAAAGAGCTTGACGGTC